GCGTTCGTCACGAGCTCGCGAGACTGAGATGTCGCGCGCATCCGTCCTCGCCCGCGCCCAGGCCGCCGCCGAGGCGGGCATGGCCGACGCGTGCGTCATCAAGCGGGTCACGGGCACGTCGACAAGCACCACGTCTGGGGTCATCACCCCGACGTACTCGACGCTCTACACCGGCAAGTGCCGGATTCAGCAGTCGCTGGCCCAGGCTGCCCAGCACGACGCCGGCGAGGATTACATCCTGCTCGTCCGCTTCGAGCTGCAGCTACCCGTCTCGGTGACCGGTCTGCGGGTCTCCGACGAGGTCACGATCACCGCCTCGCGCGACGCCGACCTGGTCAACCGGGTGTTTTTGATCCGCGACCTGTTCCACAAGACGGATGCGAGCTCCCGCCGCGTGGGCGTCACGGAGAGGACGGATTGACGTGGGCCAGGAGATCCGCATCGACGCGAGCGAACTGACCGGCCTGGGTCGCGACCTCGACGCCGCGCCCGCCAAGGCGCTCGTCGAGACGCGGGCGTCAGTGCAGCGGGGCGCGCTGAACATCAAGAAGGATGCGCAGCAGCGATCCAGTGGGATCGCGCACGCGCCGCTGTATCCGTACACGATCACCTACGACAGTCATCAGACTATGACCGGTGGCTGGGCAGAGATTGGCCCGGACCCGGATAAACAGGTGGGCGGCGGGCCGCACCGGACGCCTGGCAATCTCGGCGCCATCTTGGAGTACGGCACGCCGAGGAATGCGCCTATCCCGCACCTCGCGCCCGCCCTTGAGGCCGAGGAGCCGCGCCTCATCAAGGCGCTCGGCGACATCGCGGTGAAGGCGACCGGCCTGTGACGATCGAGGCGCACGCGCAGGCGTTCCTGACACTTCTTGACGCCGACAACACCGCTCCGGCGCTGGTGGTGCTCGACGGTGAGGTGCCGCAAGGCACGCTTCCGCCGTACGTGCTCGTCTATACCTCGCTACGAGTGCCCGGCGCCGACGTCGAGCCGGACAAGTCGAGCCTCGGCTTCGACTCCATCGCAGCCCGAGGTCGGGCCATCTGCCACTCGGTCGGCGGCAACGCGATCGCGGCCCGTACGGTCGCGACGCGCGTGCGGACCGCGCTGCTCGACGTGACACCGACGGTGGCCAGTCGCACCTGCACCCCGATCCGCTGGGTCGACGGCCAGGACGCCCAGCGCGACGAGCAGACCGGCGCGCCGGTCTTCGACAAGGTGGACGTCTACGAGTTCACCAGCACGCCCGGCTGACCTCGATCCGCAACCTTCGCCGGCTCTCCGGCGGCTTCACCCTGCCCATTCACCCTGAAGGGAGTGCCGCATGGCGCTCATCACCGTGGCCTCGGTGCCAGGTCAAACGGCGGTCGCGGTCGCGGGTGCCGCCGTGGCCTCATCGGACACCATTGCCGCCGCCGATATCGGTACGAGCGGCGTGCTGCTGAACGTCATCAACGGCAGCGGCTCGTCGATCAACGTAACCATCTCCGACCCCGGCACCACGGCCGTCGGGAACGCCGGCACGACCTCGGCGCAGGCGGTAGCCAACGGCGCGGACCGCTGGTTCCGGATCCTCCCCGGCCACGTCAACCCGTCGACCAACGTCGCGACGGTCTCGTACTCCGCGACGACGTCGGTCACCTACAAGGCCATCAAGGCGTAGGGGGCCCGATGTCGAAGACCGAGTACTGGATCGCGGACCCCGAGGGCGTCAAGGCAAAGGTCGTGGGCGCCGACGTTCGCGACTACTGGGTGAAGGTCCACGGCTGGACCGAGTGCAGCGAGCCGACGGGCCACGAGTTCCAGTGGGTCCGGCACTCCGAGCACGGCGGCTACGGCGTGCTCAACCACGAAGCCGCCCTGCTGCACGAAGAGCTCGGCTGGGTCGCCTCGGATCCGCCGCCGCAGCCCGGCAGTCCCGTCTCGCAGGCGGACGAGCCGCCCGCGCCCACCAAGTCCGCGGCCAAAGCCGTCAGCGGCGACAAGAAGGAGTAGGTAGATGGCCGACATCACCGCCGACGGCAAGACCCGGGTCTACTGGGTCACGACCATCGCGAACATTCAGGCACCGACGACAACCGAGTTGAACGCGGGCATCGCGCTTCAGTCGACGCTCACCGCCGACGGGCTGGTCGGCTTCCGCCCGGACACGGCCGACGTCGACACGAGCGCGCTGGACTCGACGTTCAACACGATGGTCAACGGCCGGACGTCGTTCTCTGGCACGCTGCTGCGACTGAAGAAGCAGTCCGGCACGGACACCATCTTCACCACGTTGATCCGCGACACGGCCGGCTACGTGGTGGTCCGCCGGTCGGTCGCATCGACCACGGCGTGGGCCTCGTCGCAGGCCGTCGAGGTGTACCCGGCGCTGTGCGGCGAGGTCGCCCGTGTCGACCCGGAGCCGAACACCGTCGAGCGGTACGAGATCCCGATCAAGATCACGTCGTCGCCCGCTCTGCGCGCCGCCGTCGCGTAGTTGTAGTCCCTCGTAAGTGCCGTCACCCCGAAAACCCGCCATGGGTTCGCGGGGTTTTTTCGTGCGCGGATCCGGGCTGCCTGGCGGTGTCCGGATCCGCGCGCCAACCGCCAGGAGAGCGTCATGAAGAACTTCAAGTCCATGCTGGCCGAGGCCAAGCTTCCGGAGCGCACCGTCGCGATTTGCCTTCGCGGCGACCTGGCCGCGGACCACGCGGCGGCCGAGCGTGAGCTCGAGGCGGCGCAGAAGCGTCCGGCGGACAGCCTCGAGGGCAACGGCGTCGGCGCGATCGTCGAGCACATCGAAGCCCTCGAGGCGCAGATGCGGGAGCACACCTACGACTTCCGGCTGCGCGCCCTGCCGAAGCCCGAGTTCCGCGCACTGGTCGCTGCCTATCCGCCGCGGCGAGGCGAGGACGGCGAGATCGTCGACCAGGACCGCTACATCATGGCGAACTTCGACGAGCTTCTGCCCGCGCTCGTGCGCGCATGCACAGTCGATCCCTCCCCGGAGGAAATTGACTGGGACGACCTGGATTCCAAGCTCACCGACCGCCAGCAGGGCGATCTTGCTGACGCCGCATGGTTCGTCAACCGCGGGGAAGTGGACGTCCCTTTCTCGCGCGCCGCCTCTCTCGCGAAGCGGAGTTTCGCCGGCGAGTAGAGACCGCCGAACGCCTCGGCGTTCCGCCGTCGCGCTTGGATGGCCGTGAGCCGGTTGAAACCACCGAGTACGAGTACGAAGACGTGCCCGTGCCGGTCGCGCCGCTGCGGCCCCGTTGGGCGGCCGTTCTGTTGCTCATCGCCACGCTGGGGATTGCGGCGCTCATCAAGCCGTCCAACGCTGCACCCCCGAGGCGGCTGCTGATCCGATCGGTCACCAGCAGAGAGCCGTCTTGGACCGAGCAGGACCGCGCCGAAGCGCTCGCCCTGGCCCTCTATCGCTCGTGGCTGTGTCCCTGTGGCTGCGGGCACCTCGCCGAGGACACCCTCAGTAACGAGGAGACCGGGCCCGCGTTCGTCGCATCCCGGGTCGCCTGCCGGGCCCGTCTGGCGCTGCTCGAGGCGCAGCGCGCCGTCGATGACGGAAAGCCCAACGTGAACGCCGCCGCCCGCCTGTGGTCCGTCGAGAAGAGGTGACATGCGCACCGTCTCCGTGAAGCTGCTGGCGGACATCGCCGACTACCAGCGGAAGTTCCGGCAGGCCGGATCGGACGCGAAGACCCTCGGCGGCGAGCTCGACAAGGCGAACAAGGCCGGGAAGCTCGACCACGTCACGACCGCCGCGGCGGGGCTAGGAGTCGGGCTGCTCGGCGCGGCGGGGATGGCCGTCAAGTTCGCCGCCGACTTCGACAAGCAGATGAGCAGCGTTCGCGCGGCGACGCACGCCAGCGCCAAGGACATGGATGCGCTGCGGGGAGCTGCGATCCAGGCCGGCAAGGACACGGCCTACAGCGCCACCGAGGCCGCCAAGGGCATCGAGGAGCTGAGCAAGGCCGGCGTCTCCACCAAGGACATCCTCGGCGGCGGGCTGGAGGGCGCGCTGTCGCTGGCGGCGGCGGGCGAGCTCGACGTGGGCGAGGCAGCTGAGACCGCAGCGAGCGCGCTTACGCAGTTCAAGCTGTCCGGCAGCCAGGTCCCGCACGTCGCCGACCTGCTCGCCGCCGGCGCGGGCAAGGCGCAGGGCTCAGTGCACGACATGGGCGCCGCGCTCAACCAGGTCGGCCTCATTGCGTCCTCGACGGGGCTGAGCATCGAGGACACGACCGGCACGCTGGCCGCGTTCGCGTCGGCCGGCCTCATCGGCAGCGACGCGGGCACCAGCTTCAAGACGATGCTCCAGGCGATCCAGGCCCCGAGCGGCAAGACCAAAGACCTGATGGACGAGCTGGGTATCTCGCTCTACGACACCCAGGGCAAGTTCATCGGCATCACCGCCTTCGCCCAGCAGCTCAAGGACAGGCTGTCGAAGTTGACGCCCGAGCTGCGTGCGAACGCGATGGCGCAGATCTTCGGGAGCGACGCGACCCGCGCCGCGACGATCCTGTACGAGCAGGGCGCCGCGGGCATCCAGAAGTGGATAGACCAGACCAACGACGCCGGGTATGCCGCCGAGACGGCGGCGATCAAGACCGACAACCTCGCCGGGGACGTTGAGAGGCTGAAAGGCAGCCTCGAGACGATGGCGATCGAGGGCGGCTCCGGCGCGAATGCCGGCCTGCGCGTCGTCACGAAGTCGGTCAACGCCCTGGTCGACGAGTTCGGTCAGCTGTCCCCGGCGGTCAGCGGCACCCTCACCGTTCTGGCCGGGCTCGGCGGAGCGCTGCTGCTCGGCGCGGTCGGCTGGGCGAAGTACCGCGCGGCCGTCGCCGAAGTGAACGCGCAGCTGATCGCGGCCGGGCCCGCCGGCGAGAAGGCGGCAGCCGGGCTCGAGAAGGGCCGGAAGGCCGCAGCCGCCGCGACAATCGCGTTCGTCGGCCTCGAGGTCGCCGGCGCCGTCTTCGACCAGCTGGGCAACGCGGCCGTCAACGTCGACAAGCTGTCCGCCGCGCTGACCGAGTACGCCGCGACGGGCAAGGTTACCACCGGGATTACGGACGCCTTTGGCGAGAACATGGAGGACTTCGCGTTCACCGCGAAGACGGCCGACGCCGCCACGCACGGATTCTGGGGCCAACTCAACGACCTCGAGAACACAATTCCCGGCGTGTCCTCGATCGTCGACAGCTTCAACGAGTCCATCTCCGGAACGTCGTTCAACGACGCCACCGCGAAGATGAAGTCACTCGACGAGGCCATGACCGAGTTCATGACCAGCACGAACGACGCCCGCAAGGCCTCTGACCTGTGGAACCGGATCCTCGCGCAGTCCGGCATGGACACCGAGACGCTGGCGAAGCTGCTGCCGAACGCCTACAAGGAGCTCGGCCAGCTCAACAACGAGGCGATGAAGACCTCGGGCTCGGTCGGCGACCTGGGCGGCGCCGAGCAGGGCGCGGCCGGTCAGACGCAGCAGCTGACCGAGGAGATGAAGAAGCAGAAGGAAGAAGCGGCCGCCCTCGAGCAGCATCTCGAAGACCTGTTCAAGCAGTACATGAGCGCCGACCAGGCCGAGATCAAGCTCAAGGAAACCACGATCGCGACCAACAAGGAGTTCAAGGACGGCGCGAGAACGCTGTCGCTGAACACCGAAGAGGGCAGGAAGAACCGTACCGCGGTCCTCGACCGGCTCAGCGCGATCGAGGACATGCGCGAGGCCGAGATCAAG